CATAATCTCTGACTGTGATTGTAGGCTCTTTTATTATCTTTACTGTGTCACCAAAGTTTTCAATTTCTCCAGCGTAATCAGTGTTAGTAATATCCTCTACCACTGATGCTCTTCTGAAGAATTTTTGAACTTTCTGACTAAAGATTTGTGGAGTAAAATTACCTTGAGAAAGGTTATTATATCCACTAGCATTTGTAAAAGCCATATGCTTCTCCTTATTGTTTAGTTAGATTGTTTAACGTTGTTCAATCCTACCTTCTAAACGAGCAAGGTCAATGTCTTTCTCATACTTCTCAAATTCATGAGGTTTCAATTTTGAAATCTCACTAGCAGTCCAAATTTTCTTTGTAGTAATTTCAGACTCTGTGCTTTTTCTAGTTTTAGATATTGCTTTAGCAGCTTCTTTTTTAACATCCTTTTCTTCTTTTTTAGTTAATTTACTTAAACCATGATCCATTTTATATAAATCAATGGCTCTTGCAGCTAACTTAGCGTTAGATGTATTATCATACAACCAACCTTGAATAGTAGGATCTTGATCTGCAGCCCATTTGTGAAAATCATCTTGTGAACGAATATCACTAAAATCAGGATGCATCTTTAAAAGTTCTACTTCAGCTTTATCTTTTGCAATTTGTTCTTGCTGGATTTGAAGATTTTTATATTTATCCTCAAGTTCTGCAGTTTGAGTAGTAGCTTTGTTTATAGCAATGGTTTCAACCATGTCATAAACATCAGGGTACTCTTTTCTCCATGCCTCTAATTCTTGTTTTGATTTAGGTGGCACAAATTGTTTTGTACTAGATTCTAATTGAGAACGTAAGGTTCTAACTTCATCCTTATGTTTATTAACAGTAGAATCATAGTGTTTTTTAAGATCATCGTAACGTTTCTTAAAAACACGATCTTCAGCATTTGCAGGGCGTTCAGCGATAGGAGTAGCCTTTTGATCTTTAGTTTCTGCAGTCTCTTCAGATGCATCGGTGTCCTTCTGCTCGGTTGCTGCTGTTGCCTTTTCTTGTTGTTCCCTATGAAACTTAGATAATTCACCTTTAGCAAATGCTTCAACTTCAGCATCATCTTCTCCTCTATCCTTTTTATAAGGATTTGGATTAGGCATTTTAACTTTAGTTTCTTCAGAAACTTTTTTTTCTTCTTCCATTATTTTTTACCTCTTTGGTTGAGTGCCTTATGGATAAGGGTAGCTCTAAACTATGTAGTTTGTGGGCTAGTCATATTACCTTGACTAGGTGGCACGTTATCATCTTCTTTGATTAAGGATCTAAAATTATCTATAGATCCAAATTTCTCTGCAACTAATTTAGCTGGAAGTATAACAGTTGGTTCTTTACGACCCATGCCTGGAAATAAATCTTCGCCAAATACTTGCGAGAGAACTCTCTTAAAAGATGGTGTTAAATGAATATCTAAAATTCGTTTATCATCATCTTTTAAATTTTGTAAATTTATCTGTGGTTTAGCTTGTGTAACAGGTTTTGCTTCTACCGCTTGTTTAGGTTGTGTAACTTGTTGTGGTTCTAGCCTACCTATTTTTGGTGCTTGTGGTACTTTAGGTCTATTATTAAGTGAACCCGTTGTACTCATCATTGGTTTACCTGTTGCGTCTATTGCCATTATCTATCATCCTCTGCTGATTGTACTCCAGCATCTACCTCTGATTGACTGTAGCTTCCACTATCACTACCACTATCATCACTTCCACCATAGTAGTCAGCAGTTACTGCTCCTTGATCTTTTGACATTATGCCAGGTACATCTCCCCCACCTTCATCTTCTGCATCAAATACTGTACCAGGTTTTAAATCTTCTCTTGTGTAAGTTGGACCTGCAGAATAATCTGTATATGCGTCATAGTCACCATATGTTTCATATTCTGTTTGCATTCCTGTCATTTTGTCTTGATAATAATCTGTTTCAAAATATTCTTCAAGAATATTCTGTCTTTGATATTCTGAATATTTATTTAAACCTAAAGTAAATAAATTTGTTATAGGATCAGCTGTTGGTACATTAAAACCTAATGAAGATGCTAATCCTAAATTTTTATTTACAGATCTAAATGTTCCTGTTGCATCTGCAATAGTAGAAAATTTATTATATTTTTTACCTTCACTTTCACCTAAACCTTTTGATATATCATCAACAATAGAATCTCTTATACTAAATTGTTTAAATTCTTTTGTATAATCTGTAGAAATTGTTTCTCCATCATCACTACTGTCTCCCATAATATATTTTTTAATAGCATTAAGTTGTGTTGATAAAGGATCATCTACAGTTGTATTTTGTGTAGCAGGTGAATCATCAAATTGAAATCTATTAATTGCCTCACCAATTGTAAATACTTTTGATGAACCTATATCTCTTTGATTTGTTACAACTTCAGATTTAAATGAAGCATTACCTGCTTCATCATAAGTCATAACTAATTGTGTAGCCTGCCTTGCCATACTAATTAATTTTACTGTTCTTGTTCGCTTGTTCTAGGTGTAGTAGTTGGCGAAGCAAAGCCAGCTTCCCCTGGCATCGGAATATTGCCTGTTCCGATGTTGCCACCTCCATTTCCTGTTGGATCTGTTGGCGAAGCTCCTGGAGGTACTCCTGGGTTCGCTTCCATAACACCTTGTTCTCCAGCAGCGGCTGGATTGTTTTGAGTTCCATTTGCAGCTCCCATTATGTGTGCGTATATAGCTGCTTTCTCTGGATCATTAATAACCTGTTCAGGATCAATGTCTAAAGTTTTAGCAACTTCTTTTAGTATTGTGTGCCATTTAACAAACGGTGCAAGTGATGGATTAGCACATGTTTGCATAAATGTTGTTAATCTTTGTGATCTAACTTCTTTTTGCATTAAAGATGAAGTTCCTCTTGCTTTAATAGCTAAGTCACCTTTTATCTCTGGAACATCATCACTAAATTGCATATTCCAAAAAAAGAAATTTTCACCTAGGGGCTTTAATAAATAGTCATCAATATTTTTTATTACTGTTTTAATACTTAAAGCTGCAGCTCCCATTAACATTGACATTCCTGCTGCAGTTCTTGTCATACCACTAACACCTGTTTGACCATGTGAATATGATGGTATTCCAGTAGCCTCATCAGCTAACTGTCTAAATCTATCAAACATCATCATATTTTCCTGTGTATTATTTGGAAACTTTAATGAATTAATAGCTGTTCCTGGTTGACCACTTTGTCTTCTAAATATTTTACCAGGAAATATTTTCATATCTTGTCCTGGAACTAATTGAGTTTCATCAACATCAAAAACTAAATTACCTGATAATGCTAAATTATCAATTGCCATTCTTGCATGGCCATTCATAATTTGTTGTGAGTCTTCCATATTTTCTGCAACTCCAATACCAAAAAATTGATAAGGATTTAATTCATAAGGACAAACTGTAAAAGGTATTCTTGTAGGTGTAAATGGATTTTCAACCATTCTTAAAACTTTATTACCACATATCCAAGCATTAATATTTATAATTTCATTATCAGTTTCAATTCCACACTGATTAGCTAAATCTTTATTAACAACTCCCCAGTATTCTAATACTTCAAATCTATTTTTATATATTTGCTCTACAGTTTCTCTGTCGTATAATGATGACTCATATCCTCTAACTTGATAGTTAGGACCGTCTTTTAAACAATCATCAATCATTTCAGAGTCAAATAACGGCATATGTCTTAAGTCAGAAAATTGTTGTCTGTTTAATGAATGCCTTTGAATAACATAATCACAATCTTCAAGATTAGTTGCGTTAGGATCAGGATAAAAATTCCAACATGAAACAGCTTCTAATTTAGGAACTGTTTTAACTTTTTGCATGTAGATCTGTGCATCTTCTTCTTTTGTAAATGAATGATATCTTTTTTCAGAAGTAAATGGACCTTTTAAAATACCAGTTCCAAGTAAACACATTTCAAAAAAGATATGTCTTAAAGTTGTAATAGCTTGTGTTTCTTCTAATTGATCATGGATTAATTTTTCCATTTTTTCTGCTGCTAATTTAGCAGGTTCAATTTGTGGCATGCTTTTTAAATCAGGAGCAGCACCTTGATCAAAACCTAAGTTTTCATATTCCTGTGCTAAATTTTTCATTAGCATATCAGCTGTAGCACCAGGAGGAACTTGCTTATTATCACCATTAAATCCATATGGATCTTGAGGTGGCTGTGGTGGTTTTGGTTTTAAATGTGCGTATTCAGGTGTATCTTCAGGAACAGGCGTTGGTTCTATTCCTATAGGAAACTTACCCTGAGAAAATAAAACTTCTATAATCTGACCAAAAGCTGCTAGAACTTTTGTTTTAGTAACTTTAACAAATACTCTTGATTTTTCGTTTTCACGAAAAGCCATTTCAGGTCCATATAATCCTCTGTAGTTTCTATAAGACTTTAACCATCTTTTTTCATCAAATATTTTTGATGTTTCTGATTGTTGAAACTTTTGTCTTATATGACCTACAATAGGAGATGACTCACTGATTTTGTCAGTATTATTATTTTTACTGTCTTCGTACATTATAAGCTATCAATAAATTTAGGTTCTACAATACCTTGACCTTTCTTTTTTAATTCTTCTTTTTCTTTTATTGTTAAAGGTTTTCTAGGTGTGCCTAATTTAGGTAGTTTCATATCAAGTATGCTAGCAACTTCAGATGCTTTACTTTCATCTGGATGCTTATTAGCATAGTCTTTACCATTACCATTTTTCATAATTATATATCCTTAGTAATCTCTTTCTTCAGCCATTCTAAAAATTGCTGGATCTACTTTTGATTTAGATTTACCTTTCTTATCATTACCATCTCCAGACATTGCACCTTGCATTATTTTAGCATTTGGATCGATTGCCATTGGCTCATTTGGAGCTTTTGGTGTATCAGGTGCTAATTCTCCATGCATGTATCTTTTCATCATTTGGGTTTTCTCCTGTTAGTTTTTTTCTTTTTCTTTTTTTTCTTTTTAGTACCTGCATAAATTACAGGTATAAAATTACTCTTAGGTCCAAGACTCATTAATAGTCTTTTTCATCGGCCATCTTAAACAATGACTCTTGAACATGCTCTGATCCAGGTTTACTTTGTACAGTTGGATCGTAATCAAACTCTTGATATTTTTTTGGTGCATGTTGAGAGAAGTCAATATTAGTATGTTCCCTGTTTGGCTGTTTGCCATCAGGACCATCACTTAATTGACCTTGCTTAACTTTTGCTTTTGGATCAAATTTAGTTTCCATGTTGTCTCCTATAATTTAAGTTTTTTTATTGCTAAAACATTCTTGGTAGGTATGGTTGTATAACCACCGCCTTGTTTTATATCTCCATTATCTTCAAAACTAAAATCTGCCATTACAACTGTTGTTGTTGAATTTTCATTTATCAGCCATCCAACACTACAGCATATTGCTGTTTTAGATTTTTTGATATCAATTAGATCAGTCCAATTAGTTTCACCAATAATGTCTTCCCAATAAATCCTTACTAAAGGATAGGGGAAATCTTTTTTATTTATTTCTGGTATTTTTCTTTTTTTTGACACTAATATCCAAATTTATTATCTACAGCATGAAAATCATTTACACTCCTTAATGGATTAAAACGTTTTGCATAGTTTGGATGTGTAGGTCTACTCATACATCCATATCTTAATGCATCGTATGCATGATCTTCTGCTTTTGTATCTACGTCTTCAGGATTATTATCATCAGTTGGTAATATTCCTAAAGTTCTAATTAAGTTTTTACAAGTCTTAAAAATTCTTATACCTGGTATTTTATCATCACTCACTCGTAATCTCTTGTGAACTTCTAACTTACCATTAATTCTACTCTTTGGAGATCTATCTGATGGTCTCCATCTACAACCTTGTTGTATCATTGTCTCTGCAATACTAGGACCAACATCACCTCTCTTAGCCCATGTACTAGCATCTAGTACACCATAATGTATATACTCACCTTTTTCTAAAGTAAGGACTTGTCGTGCGAAATAATCTGCTGTAACCTTTTTGGTATAGAGTTCTCTATAGATCCAGATATTGTTATCATAATCCACAGCAAACCAAAGGACACAAGCAGGAGAACTATAACCCCAATCAGCAGCACGAAATTTATACCAACCCCTAGGGATTTCAAAAGGCTCAACCACGTGTGTAATTTTGTTAAATTCTGGAAACGCTGAATCTTCATATGCATCCCAATCTCCATCTAAAAATTGTTTTCGTTGTACTTCAGGTAATGATGCAAGCATGATATAATAATCATCAGTTTGCATTAGATAGGGATTGTCTTGTAGTTTAGCAGGAATAAATCTACGAGTTATATATTTGGTTCCTTTAGGCGTATCTATGCCTACATTAAAAGCACTATTGGGTTCTGCTGGTTCTACAAACATTTCTCTTACCCATTGTGAACCTATATTACCAGGATTACCTGTTGCTCTTAAATATACGGGTATTTCAGGATCTACACTTCTAAGTGATGATCTTAAAAAATTATATATATCTGGCGAAGGATATTGTGGAAGTTCGTCTATTCCTATCCATGTATATGATTGACCTTGGTATCTTAAAACATCCGTCATGTTTTCTGCGTAACCAAACTCTATCTTTGCCCCTGATGGGAATCGCCACTCTTTTTCTTGCTCTCTCCATTTTGCTCCAGGAAATGCTTTCGAGTATAATAGCTGAGACTTTTGAATTAAGTCTCTTAACTCTGGCATTGTCCTTCTAATTAGGAGTGCTCGGTGTTGAGCTTTGGAACAGTATCGAAGCGGATCTACTAGCATCGCATATGATTTACCACCGCCTCTTGCTCCACCATAAAAAACTTCTCTTTCAGAAGCTGCAAGGAATTGTGTCTGTGGACCTTTGTTAGGTTTAAAGATCACTTCTTGCTGATTTATGTGCTCTTGTATATTTTTAGGAGCACTCTCGATTTGATCTTCCGTAAGTAGTTGTGTGCCTTTACCTTGTAAAGATTTATCTATAGTTAACAGTTTTGTTTTAATATTTTCTGCTGACCGTTTGGCAGATCTTAGAGATTGTTCTGCCTTTGCAACTTTCTTACGACTGCGAGCTAGAATCTGTTGTGTTGACTTC